CTGTTGTACAGCGCATGGAGAATGCATCTAAGAACGGTGATGCAGCAGGATTTGAACTAGGTGCTGATGAGCTTGCTCAAATCTTAGAGCAAATGGAAGAAGAAGTAGAAGAGCCTAAAAAAGAGGATTAATGTCAACAGAGACTAGATACGGTTCAATAGGTATAGGTATAGACTCCTCAGGTACCTCTTTAAACTCTCAAGGAGCTCTAACAAACAACTGGGCGCAAGTTACAACTACATCAGCTAACGACTACACACTCAACCCAGGCGGTATCAGATATAGAGCTCTTGGTTCAAACACTGGAGTAGATGGCGGCATTGCGTATCCCTTCTATCAAAGTTTTAAAACAATGCCTGTTATAGGAGAAGTTGTATTAATACTCCCAGGACCGAAACCAGGAGGAAGGCAACGAGGTCCTTCAGGAGACTATTACTTTCCAGCTTTAAATATATGGAATCATCCTCAAAGTGGAATCGTAAGTGACGACAATCTAAAACTCACCGCAGATCGTGAATGGGTTGAAACACCTGATACAAACCCCCTATTACCTTATAGTGGGGATGTAATATTAGAAGGAAGAAAAGGACAGAGTATACGTTTATCGGAAAACTCTTCAAGGACACCATGGAGCAACCCTAATGCACGACATCAATCTACAGTAACATTAGTAAGTGGGGTAAACACTACTGGAAATGCTGAACAGTTCGTCACCGAAGATATTAATAGAGATGCTTCATCTATCTATTTACTTCAAAATCAAAAAGTAAATCTACTAGCTCCACATGAGTGGAAAAGAGAAGGACTTACAAGCTACGGAGCATTAACCTTACCGTCCGGTTCCAACGACTATGTAGGTAATCAAATACTCTTTAATAGCGATAGACTATATTTAAACGCTCGTAAAGAACATATACTCCTATCTGCTCAACTACATGTAGGTTTATTAGGGGATCAAGTACATTTAGACGCTAAGAACACTATCAACTTTGCAGCACCTCGTGTACAGTTAACACCTGCTGCTAATAATCCTTTAGTGCGAGGAGAACAATTAATCACTGAGTTAGAAAATTTATACAGTAGATTAGCATCCCTAACAGAGACTCTATCAGATGTACTCAGTAGCTTAGACGTTGGTACCGATACAGTAGATGAATTAAAAGACCACTTAATAGATAGAATAGACAACGATAATCAAAAATTAAAAGAGTCTTTATTATCTAAAACCGTTTACTTAAGTTAATCATGCCTACATTACTAGAAGAATTACAGAAAGTACAGCCTTGTGATGGTAGGAGTTTAATCCAACTACTCAATCAACGAATTGTTCAAGAGATTATCAAATTAAAGAGATTATCTTGCGACGAAGTAGCAAATACTTTAGCAGGGTATGGGCTAGAAGGATTTTACCCTTGTGATTACCTAAACGAAGAATTCCTCGAGAAGTTAACAGATTCCGAACCTCTTGAAGCTATTTCTTCTGTATTAGTAAAAAGCGGATACCCTCCAAATTTACTGAAGATTTTTATTAAAGGATTAGGGCAATTAGAAGATAAAGAACTTCAAGAAACCGTTCAATGGCTAAGCCCGATCGCAGGAATACAAATACACCCGAACACTGCTAGGTATCTTCGCACCGATAGACCGGGAGTTTTCGGAACTCCTCTACAAGAACTTGCCCCACAGGAGACCACAGAAGTAAATAACTACTATCTTGAACAAGGTATCGCCAGTATCACTGAGCCTATTCTAGATCTAATTAGAGAAGAAGTACTTAATTTAATTCAATGTCCATCTCCTGAAGTATCTCAAAAAATAATTAACAGAGTCCAAAATCTTGCAAGAATAATAAATCAAGTAAAAAATAAATTAACCGAGTTTCAAACAATAGTAAACATAACAAGTGCTCTATTAAACGTACTGAGTAGAATTGTAGACACACTAAAGAGAGTCATAGTAGCTTCAGGTCCAGCAGTTGCTGCTGCTGCCGCAGCCCCTATCACTGCAGGTATTGCTGCTTTACTTAATAAGATTATAGGAGCAGCTGACCGATTAATAATCAAGTATGAACCTCGGATTGAAGCTCTAGATAAATCAACTTGTGCAGCAGCTAAATCTATAACATTTGTTGTTGCAAATGTAAACGTAGTAGATGCGTTTATTCGAGTAGTTGACGAGTTACTCCGTAGGTGTATCCAAGACTTAGCAGATTCGGACAACCCTCTATCTAGAAGCATAGCATCAGCACTAACACCTATCAGTGGCGGAACGTTTGCAAGTAGAGAAGTTACCTATAGAGGATATAAGATTGAAATACGAGTTAAAGAGAGTACAAATACGCTTAAGCAAAGATACGCAGTAGGGATTGATGCAAACGAAGTAGTAGCCATACAAGGACCTCTATCTTACAGCGCCAACGCAGAAATACTTATCGAAGAACTTAAACATAGAATCGACACATATTTAGGCTAAATCTATTTATAATTATGAAAGCATCTGATTTTAAGAATATTATTAAGGAAGCAGTAAGAGAAGCTATTAGAGAAGAGCTCTCTGAAATGCGACAACCGGTACAAGAAAGCATCCAACCTACACAGACTAAGTTGCAATCTTTAACCGGTAACCCTATCTTAGACGCTCTTAACGAGACTAGAGGTAGTATGACCTCTGAAGACTATAGGAATATTGGAGGAGGAGATTTTAGAGCTGATATGGCTCAAAGTTTTAATAGAGCTGCATTCACGCCTCAAGGTAGAGCAGCAAAACCTGTTTCTGATGATCCTCAAGCAGTAGCACAAGCAGTAGCATCAGCACCTAAGGTGGGTCTAGATTTATCTCAATTAGGGTTTGTAAACAAAGCAGCTGCTATTGTTAATGAAGCTGATAGAAAACAAAAAGAAAAGTTTAGCGTATAATGGCATATAAGGTTCAAAGAATTAATCCTTTAGATCTACAGCCAAGGAAAGCTGTAGGTGTAGCTTTACCTTTCTCAGGTAGAGCTGTTTTTAATTCTACATATACCTCTAAAGAAGCAATCCGCGCTAATTTAATTAACTATATGTTAACAGGTAAAAACGAACGAGTATTTAATACTGAATTCGGCGCCGGACTTCGAAATTTATTATTTGAAGCAATAACAGAAGAAGGTATACAGGAGCTGAAATTAAACATAACTAAGAACCTAGAACTATATTTCCCTAGAGTAAGAGTAAACTCTTTTAATATAAACGCTATACCGGATAACAATTTAGTAAATCTTGAATTAAAATATTCTGTAGTACAAACTAATATAGAAGACGAAATATCAATTAACTTCGAACAGTAATGGCACAAGAAAGAGAGATTCAATATTCAAATAAGACTTTTAGCGATTTCCGTCAGCAGTTGATTGATTACGCTAAAAATTATTTTCCAGATACATATAACGACTTCTCACCTACATCACCTGGTATGATGTTTGTAGAGATGGCTTCTTATGTTGGAGATGTACTCTCTTTCTACCAAGACATACAGTTACAGGAGACATTCCTTCAATACGCTCAAGAACCTGGGAACTTATACAGTTTAGCATACATGATGGGGTATACTCCGAAAACAACCTCAGCAGCAATTGTAACGCTGGATGTATATCAACAAGTACCTTCTAAGAACGCTGGTTCTAACGCAGTACCGGATTACGACTACGCTATTACGTTAGATAATAATGCAGTAATCCAAAGCGCTACTAACCCACCGGTTCAGTTTTTAATTCAAGATAAAGTTAATTTTGGCTTCTCATCATCTTACGATCCAACTACAGTATCAATATACGAAACAACAGCAGGAAATATTACAAAGTTTTTACTCAAAAAACAAGTAAAAGCTATCTCAGCAGAGATAAGAACAACTACTGTGTCAATAGACAGTATCGAAAAATTTAAAACAATTGAGATTAACGATACAAATATTATTGGGGTTTTAGATGTTACTGATAACGATGCAAATTCTTGGACTGAAGTACCTTATTTAGCACAAGATAGTGTTTTTGAAGAAACAACCAACTTAACTTCAGATAGTAACTTAGTTCCGTATTCACTTAACATACAAAAAGTACCTCGTAGGTTTGTTACTAGATTTACATCAAACGGCGCTTTACAGTTGCAATTCGGAGCAGGTCAACCTGGAAATGATGACACAGTAGTAACCCCAGACCCAACCAATGTAGGGCTAGGTACTGTTAACGGAGTAAGTAAGATCGATGTTGCATATGATCCTTCTAACTTTATGCACACCGGTGCCTACGGTTTAGCACCATCATCAGAGTTGACCATCAGGTACTTAGTAGGCGGAGGAGTTGGAGCAAACGTTCAAGCAGATTCACTTACAACTGTAATATCATCTACAAGAACTGCAATCCAAACCGGATACGAAGACACATTCTCAGTAAACAACCCAGAGTCTGCAACTGGAGGTAAAGATGGAGATTCTATTGAAGAATTAAGACAGAATTCAATACAGGCATTTAACTCACAATTAAGAGCAGTTACTAAGGAAGATTATACAGTTAGAGCTTTGACTCTTCCTCCGCGATTCGGTTCTATTGCAAAAGTATTAGTTACACAGGATCAATTAACCAGTGTTAAAAGTCAACGAGACAGTATTGTGGATAGTAATCCACTCTCACTGTCAATGTACGTACTCTCGTACAATAGTGAAAAGCAGCTTACAACAGCCTCTTCTACGTTAAAAACAAATCTAAAAAATTATATATCTCAGTACAGATTAATTACTGACGCTATCAATATAAAAGACGCGTTTGTAGTTAATATAGGAGTTAGGTATGAGATTGTGCTACGACCATCAGCAACCGCTAAAGATGTTCTAACAAAATGTACGCAAGCGATTCAAGATTACTTAAACGTTACTAAGTTGAGTATAAACCAGCCTATTAATTTATCTAAGATATACACTCTACTCGATAAAGTAAAAGGTGTACAGACTGTACAGAATGTAGAAGTATTCAACAAAGCTGGAGGTAACTACTCAGAATACGGATACGATGTGAAAGGCGCTACAAAAAACAACATAGTGTACCCTTCATATGATCCTTGTATTTTTGAAATCAAGTACCCGGATACAGATATAGAAGGTAGAATTGTAACTTTTTAATAAGAAAGTATGGCAGTATTTAAAATATTCCCCGAAAAAGACGCTACTTTATATTCAGAGTACTCTAATATGAATACCGGTAGAGATGAGATCTTAGAGATTGCATCTTACTATAAAGGTAGTAACCGCTATGTTAACCGCTCTGTAATCGCTTTTAATACTACCGAAGTAACTTCTGCTATAAATACTTATGTATCTTCTTCTAATAGAGCAGCAACGGAGTTTAGCGCTTCCCTACGACTAATGTTAGCAAGCGCTAACGAAGTGCCTACTGCTTATAGATTAGAAGCATTTCCTATATATGCAAGTACTCCCGGTACATGGACAGCTGGTAACGGGAAGTACGGTGATTTACCGAGAAACTCAAGCGGTGTATCATGGGACTTTATAGATTCAACAGGATCTTACAGCTGGGCTACAGTCAACAACGTTACTGCTTCCTATACAGGTTCTTCTATAGGAGGAGGTACATGGTATACTGGATCAGGAGATTACGACTTTAGGTACATGACTCAATCTCACACCGTAGTATCAACCCATGATGCGAATATAGATATTACCGAAGGTATTAAAGCTCACTATAGCGGAGAGGTACCTAACGCAGGATTTCTAGTAAAGCTACAAGATAGTTTAGAATTCCAGACCGACCGTCAACTATATTTAAGGTACTTCTCTAACAACTCACACACAATATACCCTCCTCATTTAGAATTAAAATGGGATGATTTTCAAACTGATTCTACGTTAAACGAAGTAAGTGACCCTAATATTGTCATGAAGATTAAGAACAATAGAGGAAAATACACAGACGTAGGTAAGCAGAGATTTAACTTACACGTTAGACCTAAGTACCCTACAAGAACATTTGCTACAAGCTCTGCTTATTTAACTAATCATTATCTACCTACAGCTTCATACTGGGGACTTAGAGATGAGAATACTGAGGAGATGGTTATTGACTTTGACACTACTTTCACTAAGATAAGTAGAAACACTACAGGTAATTACTTCGACGTATATATGGAAGGATTAGAACCAGAAAGATACTATAGAGTACTAATTAAATCTGAAATAGACGGCTCTACTAACGTTATTGATGAAAATTTAGTTTTTAAAGTAGTACGAAATGGGTAGTAAAGTAGATTTAAAAAACAGTACAGTTCGTTTAGATGAATTTAACCGTCGTATTGATAACTCTTTTAAGTATTTTGCAGAACAAGAACAGCAAGTAGATACAGATACGGTAGAAGAGCTTTTTAGGTTATATGATAAATTATATTTGGAAATTCCATCAACTGGTGAAAACTCACATCAAACCCTAGTAATACGAAGCTCTGAAATCTACGATGCAGGAGAAGATCCAAACATCGCCCTCTTACAGAATGAGATCGCAGATCTAAGAAGACAATTACTAGAAGCAAACGAAGCTATATTCGATTTATCAGATATAAACACTAACATTACAGGATTAACAACAAATGGCTAGTACTACATTCTCTATATCAGACACAGTCAGTCAAGGTAGTTTATCTCAAAGAGATCAACGTGAAGTTAATACTGTAGAGTTATCTGCACAGTTTAACCCTGTACAAGATTTTGCAGAAGCATCTCTGTATAACAACCGAGGAGAATTTATAAGCACTACTAGAGTAAACATAGGTATTAATCCTCCCAGTGCTCCTAAAGATCCATCTCAGGTAAATGAGGAGAGAGATCTTGCTTCTAGTACAGTAAGTATAGACCCTACTCCTTTATTAAATTCTATCCCCGATCCTTTAAAAGAGGGTGCTAGAGCGGTATACAGCTTCTTTAGGCCTATATTATCAAATTTTAAATTAGAAGAACTATCATACGATAGAACAGAAGGTAAGTTAAAATCTATCGGGTTTGACCGTACACAATCCTCAATTAACCTACTAATAAGCTTAGTAAAAGACGCAACCTATTACGGTAAAATTGGAATCGACCATGCCGAAGGAGAGTACACTCCTATTATAAACGTAGTAGACGATGGTGAATACCTATACCTAAAACTATATAGACCATTACCTGAATCAGTTAATTTAGGAGACTCTATTAGTATTAACCAAGAAGTAGCAGACCCGGTAACAGTTACATTTAACTTTACACCAGACGAACCAGAAGTAGCACCGACTCCTTTCTTAAGAACTGCTAACTTTAATATTAAATTAGATGATAGTTCTGCTGTATCTACAGAGTACTTAAACTACGATGAGCTGTATAGTTTACCTGTTACTAATTCTTACAACAGAATATTCTCAGAAGTAGAAAAGACAGGAGTTGAATTAAGTGTGGATTACACTAATTTCGAGAACTTTGTACATTTTTCTTCTGCTAAAGAAAGGTTAGCAAATTTTAAGTATAAATTAGACTTATATGATCAGTACAGAAACGAGCGAGCAATCGCCGCATCTCTTTCAAATGCATCTAACGCAATTACCTCCAGTAATTTATATTACGATAATTTAATTAAAGGAGTAGTTTCTAAATTTGATGGATATGAGAGGTACTTATTTTATGAAAGCTCTAGTAAAGCTTGGCCGAAAGCAAGTAGTAATACGCCTTACATTAATGTATCTAGCAGTGACGCTGCAGCAACAACTTGGTACGCAGCAGAATATGCTTCAGCTTCTCTATACGATGAATTAAACGAGAGCAACCTCGAATACACCGTACCTGAATTTATCAGACAAGATGATAGTAACGCACCGTACAGTCTATTTCTAAACATGATTGGTCAACATTTCGACGAATTATGGATATCAGCAAAAGGTATTACAGATAAGTATGATGCAGATAACAGACTAGACTACGGTATATCTAAAGAGTTAATTGAAAAGACACTTCAAAGCTTTGGAGTTAAATTATATTCTTCAAATTTTGCTACCGATAGCTTACTTAACCTGTACACTGGTCAATGGTACTCAACCGGATCAGAGGATATTAATACATTTGTAACTGCTTCAAATGATCCTTCACCAAGTAACGATATTATAAAAGAGACTTATAAGAGAATTTACCACAACCTTCCGTACCTACTTAAGACAAAAGGTACTGAGAGAGGTTTACGAGCTCTTATAAATTGTTTTGGTATCCCAAGCGGATCCCTAACTATTACAGAAAGCGGAGGATACACAGTTGGAGGCTATTATTATAATAGAGCATCAACAGTAGATAAGATTAGATTAGACAATACTGGGAGTTTAGTAAGTGGGAGCACACTAAGTCTTTATACATCTATACAAAAAGAAGATAATAAATACACCCAGGACTTACATCAAATAGATATCTCTTTTAGCCCTACTACTCAACTAAATAGTGAAATTGAAGATTTGGTTGTAGCAAACACTCCAGCAGGTTTTAATATAGACGATTACATAGGAGATCCTACTGTATTGAATTCCGGCAGCTATGCATCACTTAATGCGTTTGCTTCTAGTAACATGTCTACGGTTGAGAGGTATGATGTATTTGATTTTATAAGACTAATCAAATTCTTTGACAATCAACTCTTTAAGATGATCAAAGACTTTGTTCCTGCAAGAACAGAGACTACAACAGGTATCACAATTAAACCTCATATTCTTAACAGGAGTAAGATAAAGTCACCAGTAGTAGATTGGTCCCAACCTGAATACACAGGGTCCATCGACACTGCATTTATTTCAGGCTCATCAGCAGGGATATTTGATAACCTGTCAACAACCTATTCCGCTAGCTTGCTAACACCATCCGGATCTATCCTAAGAATCTACGATGATCAAGCAGCAAAGATTAATGGAGAATTGGGAGGTACGGTTTTAGATATGTATAGCGGAAGCTTAAACGAAGCTAATCCACTAAAGAAACCTGCTAAGATCCTCCCAAGGTATGTAGCGTCAGGATCATCTTCTAACAACAATCCTGCTCAAGGAACATTTAACTGGCAAGCAGAACTAGAACCAGCCCAACTCGATCCAGATTATCAAATCAAGTATTTATATATTAACGAAGTTGATGCTAACGGTGAAAATATTGAAAATGCTTTAGGTAATTTAAGACCTGGAGATAAAATCACATTTAGCGTTAAATACCAATCAGTAATACCGTAATGGCTATACATACTCAAACTTTTACTGCTGAAATAGAAAACATTACCCCAATAACTGCTGGGGTATGGCGTATTGTGTTAAAAGATGGAGAAGCTGTATTAACAGGAGTCAATCCTCCAGCTTCAGCGTTAGGAAGCGGTATTAGTGATGAGAGTAATATGCTCTTAAATCCTTTTATTGACGTTAGAAATATAGACTACCATCCATATAACGCTATTCTAAACAACGCAACTAACATAAGTAACGCTGCTCACCTACAAGAAGTAGATTATAGTAATGGAGTATTAGTACCTACAAACATCACTCAAATTAGAAACAATACCGCGGTAAAAGCTGAAGTAAGCGAATATATACACAACGCCGCTGGTATGGTAAGAGGTAAGTATACCGGTAAGCAATTAAAAGCAGCAGAACTTAGCGTGTTTACTGAAGGCGATAAATCTTTCGGCAAGTCACCTGTAATCTATTACAATGACAAGTACTTCGGGTACGCTCCTGACCTAGAACGTACTGACCCAGTCCTTGCCGGAAAGACGCAATATTCACTAAGGTACTTAGTTGACGATAATGGAGAAGTCGTAGACTTAACTAACATAAGTAATAAGAGCCAGTATATTCAACAGAATTTCAGAGAAGGTAATCTGGTTAACGTTAGATTACAGAATCCTAGAATTACTGAATTAGGAAAAAATCCAAATTACTACCTAACCGGCGATACCCGTATACACAAGTCTG